GCGCTCGTGGTCGATGGTGTATAACTACAAGTCCATCCACCGTGATAAACCCCTAAAAGAGTGCTATTATTTACTTGCTCTTCAATATGTTTGGCTAAATCAGCCCCATTATAACTACCAGCGGTTAAAACTACTACGTGCTGACTAAAATTAGCTGGAGCTGCTGAGCTGCTAGGACCAGGTCCGATACGCCAAATAAATGTATCATTATTACCCTGAATAATTTCAAACTTATCCAGTTTATTAATACTCATACTTACCAATTCGAATGTGTCTCCAGGACTGATAACAATACCCTCCTTAAAATGATTACTAAAATTAGCTGCTGATTCGGATACGTTAGAACCATTATTATTGTTAGTGCTTCTCAAAGTTATTAACGACATTTATTAAAAGGAAAGAAAAAAAAAAATAAAATAGAAAATAAATAATTCTATAATTATTTTCTTAATTATTTTCGTAATATATAATAAATGAGTGAGCATATTGAAAATTATGATTTTACTGATATAGAAAGGCCTAGTTTAACCTTTCAAAATATGGAAAAGAAAGTAAAAAAAGAATTTGAAAAACAACAAAATCCCGAAATCAAGCCTAAAGATGTTTTTGAGGGGTATAAAGAAAAAAGTAAAGGTAAAAAGAAAAATAATAAAAAATAAAAAATTAAAGAGTTTTTTCCACTTTAAAAAATTCTTTAACAAAACTATTACAATAAGTAGGACGATTCATTAAATTATAAATAATATTATTAGAACAATTCCAATTAATGATTCCAAAATCATTAAGTGCAATTTTATTAATATTTACTACTATATCATTCATTTTTAAATTTTGATAAACATTATTTTTATAATATAAGTTATAAAGCATTCTTATTAAGTGCAAAGAAATTTTTCTTATATTCTTATATTCAAAAATTATATAAAAATCTTCCTTGATATTGTTTAAATAATCCATCTGCACCTTTTTTTAAATTTTTATAATGTCTTATATCTTCATTGATTATATCCATTTTATGTTGCCATCTTCTTTTAAGACCTTCTTCTTTTATTTTCCATTCCATTCCGATTGTAAAATCTAACTCTCCTTCAGGTAGATTTTTATCCTTAAATCTGGCTAGGTCTCTTAATTCGTAAAGATATCCTTTATTAATTGTCCAAGTAGTAATCTTTTGATTAGCTACGTTTTTTCTTTCTTTTAGAATAATATCACTAATAAATATTTTTCTATACATACCACTTAACCATTTCATAACTTCATATGATTTAGTTAAATCTACTTCTTGACCTCTAAACCTAAATAGTTTAGTGTATGTATCCCACATTTTTTTAGCTTGTTTCTTAGTTAAGTTTTTCTCTGGTATTAAGCTTAGTTTATCAGTAATATTTAATTTTTTTAAACTATCTTGTATAAACTTTAATTTATTTTCTTTACTTCCAATTTTTTTGATTATAAAATCGTCGTGTCCTTTTAGTTTATTCATCCATTCACTTTGTCCCTGAAAGAAGAACATAGTAGTAGCTAAATACTCGCTATAACCATTACTTTTTAAAAATAAATATTTGTGCTTAATCATTTCGTCGGCTGGTAATTCTAAAAATTTATTAATTTTTTTGTGTTTTGGATCCAGAGGATTAAAATTATCTTCTAATTGTTCTTCGTGTTCTTTTTCATAACTAGCCAATATTTTCCTATTTGTTTGTATTGCTGTTGGCAATAAGTTTTCAATAAAGCCTTTTTCTAATGCACCTCTACGGAAATGAGCAAATTTATTAGTATTGTAGCAATCTTCTTCATAAATTAATTCTGTTAGCATTTCTTCATATAGTTTAGTTTCTTCTTTTGGTAATACACATTTAAGTGGTATAGTTAATTTTTTAAAGTCGCTATATTCTTGTTTAACATTTTCTAAAGAGTAGTAAGTCTCTTCAATAAATTCTTTCTTATAAAATATATAAGTTAATTCAGTTATATTTCTACATCTTGCAATTTGTTGGAGCATTGCTCTGGGGTTTATTGTATGTTCTTTATAATGAGCAAATACAGGTCTTTCCATAGTTGAATCTAAACCATAAATAATCTTAGGACTAAAGACTACAATGTCATAACTGTCCAGATTTATTCCCTCTTCTGTATCACTTGTAATAAGAATATATGTTAAGCCTTGACTATCTTCCCATTCACTAATTTCACAACTTTGTTTATCTCCTTCATTATTCTGATAACCTTTACCTTCAATAATATGTTTAAAGATTAATTGTGCATCTTGTTTAGAATCGGTACAAACTATTTTTTTATCTACTTGACAACACTTGATTAAAAAGTCTTCATAGTTATATACTTCTTTCATTGGCACACCTTTATTGTGCTTATAAGTATTAAGAACCTTATTAACATTCCTATTTAATCCTTTTAAAATCTTCATTCTATTATTATGTATATCTGCATCAGTAGCAATAATTTGCTTACATTCTACTAATAATCTTGAACGTAATAACATCCAACTAGCAGCCCTATTTTTTAAGCAAGTTGGAGAATTTAATAGATGTCTAATTAGGCTATCGAATTCATCTAAATAGACTACATAATCTGAAAAATCTTCAATATCTGCTAATCTGTGGAGACTCTCAATAGTAATAATAACGTTATCTCCTTGTTGATAATACCAACGTTCTGGGTTATTTCTATAATGATAACAATTAATACCGATAGCTTGAAAATCTTTATATTGCTCGTCTGCCAGTGAAACTCTGCTAACAATACTAATAATATTTAACTCTTGTTCATAAACATATTTTTTAATTAATGTTGTTTTACCGGTTGCAGTATCTGACCTTATAAAAAGGTCTTTATATTTTGCTGGTTCTATAAATCCTTCATCTTCTTCATTACTTTCTAATTTACTTAGTTTTTGTCTATTAATAATTTCGGATCCATTTTCAAAGGTATTTTCTGGAGTAGGTTTAAATTTAATATAATCTAATAATGTTCTATCATTTGTTTGATGTAATAACCAATTAACCATCAAATAGCGATTATGACCATATTTAATACTATCCCAAATTTTGAAATTATTAAATTTATTATATCCAGTATTAGCCTTACAATATTCATCCCAAATATTTTTTTTATTTAATGATTTCATAGCAGTAGTAAATTTAAACCATTCTGTAAAACCACCAAAAATATTTTTCTTATCTAATTTATTTAATATTTGTTTTAACTTATTATCTGTAATTTCGTAAGCGTATTGATTTTCTTCATCATCATTATAATTAATTACTTTATTACCAACCTCTAATTGTTTTTTAATATTTTTTTTAGTAGGATATTTTTTACTACTACTTGTTTCTTGTTGATAAGTATGTAGCCAATTTATAAGCTCTTCTGGCATTTCTGCAAAATCTTTACCACTGCATTCACTGACTCTATAATAACCTATACTACCTACTTCATCATCTTTACATTTACCTTTTTCTTTACGTATTTTACTACCAAGACCAACACCGTAAGCACCTTCATTTTTTAAATCAATGTTTAATAGGTTGTTATCTCTAGTTCTGACTTTATCAGTATATTTAAACCAAAGATGCCAACCATTATGACCAGTTCTAATAGTAATAGTATTTAAGCTTTTAATATATTCATTAAATTTATCTTTACTACATAGATTATAAAATGGATGGTCATCACTCCATTTATAAGCATCTAAATCTAATAACGTAATATCATTAACCTTACCAGAAGGACAACCCCAATTTTTATGTCCAGTTTTATGCTTATCAGTGGTCCAAAGATGTTTATTACATTTACGCCATTGACTAGAGGGATATTTACTAAATGCATTAACTAATTCAAACTTTTTTTTGTTTTCGAATTTATCTTCAACAAATTTAATCATTCTATTTATATTATGATTAGATATTTTTTTTTCAATTTTTTTTTTTATTTTTATTTTAATTATATTTTTTTTGGATCCGAAATTTTCTGGATTTAATTTTTGGAGTCTTTGAACTAAATTATTAATATTTTCTTGGGATGTGGGGTTTTGATATTCTTGCTCGTGTTTATATTTATTAATATTTTTCATCTTTCTATTATATATTTCAACTGTCATTTTAAATTTTCCGCTTTCATAGTCTTTAAGGTTATCGCTCTCAAACTTATATTCTGAGTCCATCATTTTTATTCTTATTATTATTATAAAAATAAATCTTTAAGTTATTTAATCATTTTATTTTTTATTTTGATTAAACTTAAAATAAAATAAAAATCAATTTTTTTATCTGACTAAAAAATAAAAAGCTAAAAAAATGCGATATTGTGATTTTGTTAATTTATATAAAAAGGATGAGGATTTTTTCCCTATGAACTATGTAGAGTTAATGTTTTTTATGTATTATGATATTACTACTTGTTTAAGGACTTTATTTTGCTGGACCACTTTGGCATTAACATATTAGAAAGTAAATGCCAATCTGGTCCTATTTTTTCCGTTTTTTCCATAAATCAGCATCGGCCGTTTTTTGTGTTTTACCACCCATAACAAAACTATAAACTCTTGCAAAACTCCATTGTTCCTTACTCATTTTTACACGTCGTGGAGCTTTAGGGTCTTTCTTACCAGTTGCTTTAACTCTTACACTACTAATATTATTTTTCCAAGCTCCTGTCCCTCTATTATATACTTGTTGTATTATACTTTTTTTAATACCTGTAGTTTTTGCTATATCAGCTAAACTATGACTTTCTCCTTTTTTGAATTTATATTTTTGGTTATACTTTTCTTTGTTGCTTAACATCTTTCTTTACTAGAAGATTATAAATTTTTATAAATTTAAAATATTATAAAAATAAAAAAATTAAAAAAAAATTAATAAGTAATTAAGTTATATACTTCAGTATATCCATTATTATGAGACTCTATAATCTTTTCATATACTGGTAAAGGTTGTGGAAGTTTTTCCACTTTGATTTTATAATTAGTTTTAATATTATCGGGATTATGAATTAGATAATATAAAGCAGTTCTTTTTATTTGATATTCATCTTGAATATCTGATTGAGTTATATAAAATTTATAAGTTTGAGTAGTTTCATCAAAAACTTTGTACTTATATTCTTTATTATTTTTTGAATTTTTAGTTCGAGCCATTGTCCTTTTATTATATATATAGAAATTATTTTTTAAACTATTTATTAAATAAATAGATTAATTAAATAATTTAAGATTTTTTAATTTAAGCAGTGAGCATAACTTCACCGCCTTTAATGGTCATCATACGTTCAACTATAGAAAAGTATCTAACATCGCGTCCTACATTATCAGCAGCAGTATTAGTAATAGTGTGGAGCATCTGAACTGGTTTCTGACCAATTTGTGTTGAATTGCCTGGAGCATTAATAGGACTAACACTTAAATCACATCCTAAAAAGTGTTGGGATCCGAGAAGTTCTTTTTGATTATTACCATTAAGAGTAGCTGCGGCAAAAGGCTCATTATTTTGAGTATTATCAGCAGACTGTTTATTAGTTGCGATATCCTTACTATATTCGGCATTAGAGATAGCAATATCAGTGCCAAAACACTGTCCTAATTGATAAGCTTTTTGACTTTCACTCTGAACCTCTCTGGGATAAACTTGTTTATCATTAAGTCTAATATTATAACTATCGGGGACGTCATAGGCATCACTAGAATAAACACCCATCATTTTATTAACATTACCAGATTTGTGGGCGTGGGTAAGAATTGCCCTAACGTTCATACCACTTAGACCCAAGTCCCTTACAATTCTTTCCTGAACTGGTGTGTTTGCAGCTGGAGTAGGATTACTGGCGGGCCAGGATGTTGAAGTTAAAACAACATCTTCATAGGGAATATTAAGACCGTCGTTCATAACTAGCTTAGCCAATTCGTTCATTCTATTATCTGAATAGGTCAAATAATCAGCGAGAAATTTAACATTTTGAGTAGCTACGGTAATTGATGTATCACCAGAATAACCACTCTCAAAAACACCTAAAACCCCTTCTACGCCATCAACTTGAGTATTAAAGGATAATTCTATACTGCAAGGCTGCGAAATGAGGAATAAAGGCAGCTGGATATTGCGCATAGCGGGAAATAATTCACTAATCTTAATACTAAATACAGGAGTTTTACCAACTTCTTTAGTTAATTTAAATGCCTCTAAAGGTTCGGAGGCTGTATTACTACTTTTGTAATCTACATCCCTTAACTGTAATAAACCAGTCTGAGAATTATCGGGACATACTACATCTATACATCCTGCTTTAACCATATCTTTTTGGGACTTTTCCTCAGGAGTTTTAAAAGAGCGACGGATTGACTGATAATAAGCATATTCGTCGGAAATTGCTACGATTTTACTACCAATTCTTAAAGTAGCCCTTTTGATTAAAGAGTGAATACCGGTCTTAATTGGCAGATAAGCCTTTTTATCACCGGCGGTGCTAGTTTGAACACTAAAAGTAATTGCACTACCCGTATCAAGAATGCCTTTATTTTCAAGTACGAATCGAGCAAAGCTATTATTGATTACAATAGGGTCTAGAACATTAGTTTCGATATTCATTGTATCAACAGTCGCCATAGGCGTAGTTTTAAGAGAATCTGGAATAGTTGCCATTTTATTAAAAGCAAAGAAAAAAAAAATTAAAAAATACTTTTAATTAATTAGTAATTAATTAAATTAAATAAAAAAATAAAAAATCTTAAAAGGACTAGTTTGGCAATAACATATAATAAAAGTAAATGCCAATCTGGTCCAAGATTAAACACTAACCATAATACCATTAGGACTATAAGTTAATACATTTTTAGCAACAACATAAGTATAAACACTATTAGGACTATTACCATCTAAATTGGATTCAACTCTTAAGGCATAATTAGTATTTTTAAAATCAACACCTACACGAGTTAGAGGGTCCATATTAATACCACAGCCAAAAACAGGCTGTAAAGGTTCAGCTAATGTGTTATCATTACGGGGTGTAGGTTCATTTTGGAATCCTATATCATCTCCAACACCATTATTAGTATTAAGACTAACTAAAGAATGATTAAAAGAACTAAGAGGTTTAATACTATCAATAAATCTTTGGTCTAGTTCTGTCTGAGGTCTATTTTCATTAGCCTCTTCTTCTACATCTAAAGCGTAATCCAAAGGAAATTTGGATCCACCTCTTATAAAAGATACTCTTCTAATATTTGCGTCCTGGTCAAATGCCCCACTATTAGAATTTTTCAGTCTTCCGGTTGAGAATCCATCAGCACTATAATTATTAATCTGAGTAGTTGGGATAAAATTATGAAATACTGAAAGAGTATTAGCAGTTCCTAAATTATAATTCTGAGTCTGGTCAGAACTATTAAGAACTCCGTAGAGTTGGGAAATAGAATTATACATAAACTGGCCGGTTGCGGGGGCGCTCATCTTTTGACGTCCAGCATCATCGGGAATAAGAAGGTCATAAGTTAAACTAAGGTTTTCTAATTCGTAGAATGCTCCTGTAGATATAGGATTAAATAATTGTTTTGTTTCAGTACCATCAGCAGCAAAAGTAGAATATCCACTAAGGACTTGAGCATCAGGGGCCAACTCAAGATTTATCAATAATCCCCTTAAGCCATTGTTTCCCAACGGGAGAGGAGACCCCGAATTTAAAAGACCGGTTCGCAGAGGAATACTAAAAGATACATCATTATTAACATTATGAGCAGATACAAAAGACCTACTAGCAGATGCGGGATTACCAATACTATTTGACGTATCAAAATCAGATGCTGAATGAGTAGTAGCCATAACACTAGATAAATAGCGTCCATAGCTCTTAACAGATTCAAGTGTTTGATTAGATGTTGTAGCTAATGTAATTTGTTGTATTACGCTAGCAACACCAACACGAGAATTTAAAGCAATACCATTACTGGCAGCTGCACCACCTGCACTATTTGTAGGATGAATTAAATTAGAACTATTAGAGCCAGGGGCTTGAAGTCTTAGAGTGCCGTTAAGCCTTAAAGTAGAAGCATTTAACAGCTTATCCTGATTTGCAATCTGAAACTGAACTATAGGAAATCCCTGTTTAAAACTATATGCACGTCCGGGAGGATTGATTGGAAAAATCTCACTTTTCTCAACTGAGTTAATTGCGGTAGCCATTTTATTAAAAGCAAAGAAAAAAAAAATTAAAAAATACTTTTAATTAAATTAGTTATTAATTAATTTAATTAATAAAATAAAAATTATTACATAGCTGAAACATTTCCATTAGAAACAACCATTCTTCTTAAATGGCAAACATAGTGATTAAACATTTTTTGTTTAGTAGCGCCAACATATTCAACCCTTAAACTTAAATCTCTAGAATTTAGATCCGAAACTTGACCATATCTACTCATCGCCCTACCTATAAGAAATTTTTTAGGAACTCTTTGAAGGTCTCTAACCCCAAAACCACAATTGGTGAATGCTTTCTCTAATTCGAGAAGGTGAAGAGCCTCAGTATGAGGATGAAGATTATTATATCTAGTTAAACTAATTGGTCTATCTGGAATTAGAGAGGAACCTAGAGAATATTGGTAATTTTGACATCCATCCGTTTGACCTTGGAATGAGTCATCTCTTAAGTTTAATTGCTCGGATTGAGCTAAAGGAACAGAAAGAACAGAATAGGCTCGCATCGCAGTAGCCGGAATTAGTTGATTAGTAAGACCATTAATAGCATTAAGATTAACACGATACGTAGAGTAAGTTTTATAATCGAGTGCTAATCCTTTACTGCTTTGCATTTGATTTATCATACTTTCTACATAACTAGTCGGAGGAGATACAACGCCTAAAACATATTCCATATTACTAAGAACACAATTAACGGCTACAGCAGCGGCATCAATTTGAGCCTGAGGAACATTAGAAACAGAAACACCGTTAAGGCGGTCATTCTGTAAAACATATACAGCAGAACCCACAGCAAAATCCTTTCCAAGAGCATCACCATTGGCGCGGTCTGGACAAAAAGATATTTCTAAATCATTATCGCCATCTTTATCAAATTTGGTAATAACACCAAGACTTTTAACGTCAGCACCAGTACCAACCATCAATCTATCTCCAATACTAAAAGGATTATTATTAAAGGGGGTAGCATTACGATTAACACCAAGACCTGAAGAAGAATCAGAAGGTTGTCTAATAGTGCAAGTAAAAACATCACCTACGGCGGTTTTTTCCATTTTAGCAGCGGCATCAGCACCAGTAGCGCCGAGAATAGCTACTTTTAATTCTACGGCTTGGTCAGCAGCAGAACTATCAACATTAACACCTAAAGACCCAGTTTGAAATACACAACTACGACTAATATTATCTAAAGTCATTTGGAGTCTAAGACCCTGAGTTGCTACTAATGGAAAAACTTTGGAACCAGACATAATACCAGAATAAAGAGGCATACTAATTTGGAGAGTTTTGGCAACTGGGTCAGATGAAACAGCACTAGAACTCCAATCGCCACCAGATGCGTAATAAACTGAATCCCCAACGCCGGGGTCCTGAGATTGACCCTCAAACATAGTTCTTTTGTGGGCAATACTATCATTTTGAGTATAACCCCACCACTGAGACGTTAAAACATTGTAATCCTGAACTTCTTCTAAATTTGCTTTAGAGCTACCATCCTGGATCCGAAAATCTCTCCATAAACTATGAACACCAGAGCGAGTAGAGGGCTGAGGGCGTCCTCGTCCTGAAAATTTAATATTAAAATTCAATTTGGATTCTTTGGGGTCAAAAAATCCCAAATACTGAGGAAATAAGAATCGAACTTGATTCTGGCCTTTTGGGTCATAATCAACTTGGGCTTCGGGTTTAATCTGAACAGATTTAGTAGGAATGTAATTTCCTGAACCTTGTTGTTTAAGCATTTTATTATATACATAGAAAATAATTTTAAATATTTTTTTAATTAAACAAAAATTAAAAAAAAATTGTTAAAGTAAAAATTAATTAAATTTTTGGGAGGAGGTCTTAATACAATTTTTACTTTTTTTACAAATTACAAATAATTGATTGATTTGACTATCAATAATATTATATTAGATATTTATTTTTTCTTCATCATATTTTTTGCAAGATTTAATCTTTTCATCATAATCTTAGACATTTTAATATCTTTCCCTCTAAATTTAAAAGTTTTGCCAACTTCTTCTTTTAACATTTTATTTACTTCTCTCATCGTTAAAGGTTTATCATCTTCTTTTAACTTTAAAGATTTTCTAAGACCATCTTCTTTTATCTTACCTTCAGTTTCTTCAAATAATCCATCTTTAGTTTTAGCAGCTTTACGTTTGGGTTTAGCTACTGCTTTCTTTTTTGAACTAGCATACATTTTATTATAAGTATAGATAAAAATTATTATTATTAAATAATAATAATTAAATTATTCTAATTCTTTTTGTTTTATCATACGCCCTTCTTGCTTTCTTTTACATAATGTTTTTGTATCCCATACTATAGTTTCTTTTTGATTACCTGTACCTAAATCGGTTTCGTGGCTTTGTCTTTTCATACCACATCCGTGTAAGGTATGTAATGTATTTTGTAGTCTCGGGTCGTTCATTCCCCCATCAACGCTTAGCGTTCTACCTGTTTTTTTACATTTTTTCTTATGTAGCCTTTTGGCTAAATCTCTTACCTTTTCACCTTTATGTGTTATAAACTGATAATCGCAGTTAGGACAGTAATGGTAATATTGGTCTATTGTTGTGGTCATATTATACTTATTTTGCTTTGCTTTTTTAAAAAAATCAATTTTATAAAATCATTTCAATTTAATAATTAATTTAAAAATAAAAAAATTTAATCATTTTATAAAATTTATAGCGGACCACTTTGGCATTAACATATAAAGAAAGTAAATGCCAATCTGGTCCTAAAAAGCTGATGCTGATGCTGGTGTATCAACTACAGAATCAAAACTAGGGATAACTACCTCACCTTTTTGTGTTGTTGTTTGTTGAGGTGGGGGAGGAGGTTTTGGCTTACTACTATGATGAAATAGCTCAAATAAACCAATTCCCAGAGCCACTAAGCCCCCTACAACTGGTACGGCTTCAGCTGCTACTGATGCTACGCCTAATGCTGTATCTAAAGCTGTTGTTGCGGCTACATCACCTGCAACCTCACCAGCAACCGCCCCACCGGTTTCGGCAGCAGTAGCCAGACCACTAGCAGTAGCTTCACTTGTCCCCTCTGCTACTGCAGTTGTTTCTGTTGTTGCGCCCGCTGTATCTGCTGTAGCTGTTTCAGCACTGGCTTCCCCTGCTGTTTCAGTTGGTGCTGCACTTTCACCGGTTTCAGCATCTGCTGGACTAGGTGCTGGTTCAGGCGCTGTTCCAGTGCCTCCTGATTGTATTTGTGGTATATCTATATTTGCACCTTCTGCAGTAATACCTGTTGTCCCTCCGCCAGTGCTTTCCCCTAAAATTTCTGGGCCTGCACGTTCTCCACTACCAAGAATTGTATTATCAGCTAATCTACTAGCTGTTGTAGCGTCTTGTCCTATAGATAAATCCCCAGCTTCCCCTAAACCGCTTGGCAGGTCAAATTCATCAGTTGCTTCAGTGGAAAAATATTGTGTTCCACTTGCACTAGTTCCCGTTCCACTTTCTAATCCTGTGGATGTTGTTTCTTCAGCGGTGGTTGCTGCCGTTTCTCCTGTATTAGCAAATTGGTCTTGTAATTGTGCCGTAATTTCATCCTCTGTGCCTCCCGCTTCAGCTGTAGTAGTATCTGCTGCTGTATCAGCTGTAGTAGTATCTGCTGCTGTAGTATCAGCTGTAGTGGTATCTGCTACCGTATCTGCTCCAACTTCACCAGTGTCGCCAAGTTCTGATAAATCCCCCTCTTCTCCACCTACTTCCGTTTCATCCCCCTCCTCTGCTGTTCCATCCTCATCACCATCATTTTTACTTAATCTTTTTCTAACAGCTGAATACGTAGCTTTTAAAGCTTTAGTGCCAACATAAACTCCTTCAATTGTAGCACCCGCCTCCAATAATCCAGTTGCTTGCTCTTTTGCTTCTTGAACTTTTGCTTGAAAATCTGGAAGAGTTGAATTTAAGTAATCACTGTCATAAGAACTTAAATAATTTTGTGCTGAATCTAAGCTAGATCCAAAATTATTAACTGTATTATAATAGCCTTGTAATCCTGACATCTTTTATTAATAGTAAAGAAAAAAATATTTTATAATCTTTTTATTTCTTTTTTTCAAAACCTTTTCTTGCCGTTTTCCTTTTCCCTCCTTTTTTAGTTGTGTCATCTAATTCCTTATCCTTACCTTTACCAGTTGTTTTAACAGCGCCTTTTTTACCTTTAGATGTGCCTTTAGATTTATTATAAGCCTCCCTTAATCCCTTGTCCTTCAGTGCTTCGTTATATTTCATATTGTTTTTTTTAGCGTAAGCTTTTACGAATTCAATCCACGAGTTTGCCATTTTATTAAATACTTAGAAAATAATTTAATAAAAAAATAAATAAAAATATAAATTAAAAGAGATATGTATAATCAAATCCCAATTTTAGCGACTGTTGTCAGTGGTGGTGTTATGGTGGGTATGTTGCAGGATAGAGTAGATGTATTATGTAAAGAAAATGATGATATCAAAAAAGAACAAAATATATTAAAAGATAAATTAAATGATATTCATATTAAAGTTTGTAATATTGATAATAAATTAAATTGTTTATTAGAAAATTAATTTTGTAAAGCGTCTCTTATCTCTCTTAATAATGCAGTATGACTATTTAAAACGTCTCTCATATTAGAAAGATGTCCTTCTACAAAATTTGTTTTATCTCTAATTAAATTAAGGTGGCCTTCAATATAGTTTGTTTTATCTCTTATTAGATTAAGATGACCTTCAATAAAATTTTGCTTACCTCTTATATGAGATTGATGCCCCTCTATATTATTAGTTTTATTATTCATATTTGATAAAAAATTAGTATTACTTCTTATATTTTTAAGATGACTTGTATTTAATGAACTATCTCCGCTATTAGTATTATTATCATTATTATCATTATTATCATTATTATCATTCTCGTCATCTTGATGTAAATTTATTATATTGGTATTAAGGTTATTTAGTGCGGTAAGTATTTGGCTTTGTATTTCAATATCATCAGATAAAAAGTTATATCTATGTTTGTCCATTTTATTAATAATATATAAGATTATTAATTTTTTTTATATAATTCTTGAGTTGCTACATTATGTCCCATCTTTTCCCCTAATTCTTCTTTTTCCTTAAGAGTAGGACCAGTAATAAATTCTGATATATAAATATGTCTTAATAGATTAGCACTAATCTTTTTACCTGTAGGTTCAAAGACCTTTTGGATATATTTTGTTAATCCGTTTGCACTCATTGGCTCTCCCCTATTATTAAGTAAAAGATATTTACTATCGTGATATTTTAAATAAATATTTAGTACCGAGTTTAATTTACTGCCAATATCTATTTTTTTGATACCATATGTTTTAGAGGTTTTGTATTCACCAAAAGAAAAATACTTTTTGTTTCTTGATTGTATAACTAAATAATTATTATCCTCTAATTCTTTATCTGATAAACTATTGTATTGAGATAAAGAAACTATTTCCATTGGAGTATAGTCATTGCGAAGAGGAGGATTTTTATTATCAATAATATACAAACTACCTACTAACCATTTTTGTAAAATATCTTTTTCCTTTCTACTTATCTGTTCTTTGCTTTTTTGAAATGTTCCCATTGTATCTAATTGTTTCTTATAATTAGTTATAACCTTTCTTAGTGCTTTTATAGTTGTCCAATTCTTATCTTGAGTTCCGCTTTTCTTTTGTTCTTTTAGTTCTGCATTATAACTCTTAATATTTTCAATCATTAGTTCGCGATACTTATCTAAAGGTTTTTCGTATTCTTTTTCTTTTTGACTATCTAAAGCTACTACGATACTTGCCAAATAGGTTTTTTGTGTAGTAGGTTTTAAGTCAGCTAAGTTATTAATAACATTATTAGTATTCTTTAAAAACTTAATATCAGTCATCTCTTTACCTTCATACATCTTTTTATGTAGTTTATTAATGTTAAATACGTAAAGATTAATAGTTGATGGTCTGAGGTTTCTGACCTTACTAATTTGCTCTTTGAGTTTATCCATTCTTTTATTATATATAAACATTTTATTTTTAAATTAATTTTTATTTTAATTTAAAAAATAATACTAAATAGAATTATTCTCTATAATGTCATTTTAAATGCTGGTCCGCATCTCATTAAAAATTTATTTACCTCATTAATATCGTCTAAACTAAATTCACATAGTTCAACCATTTTACAAATTAAACTAATTTTATTATTATGATTATTTTTTATAAGTTTTTTCATTATAAAGATATGACTATCAAATTGAGGCGAATCGGTAGATAGATTTAAAAAACATAACATTTGAGGACAACACAAATAGCCATCAACTCTAGTAATTCCTTTTATTTTCATTATATCATATATGATTGAAAATGGTGGGTCTTTAATTAGTCCATCACATAAATTGTTAATTACTTCTTGCGCTCCTCTCTTTCCTCTTTTATTACTAGTTGATAATCTAGGATAAATAGAATTAGGCTTTTTAACTATAAGTCCCGAGCTTAATTTTATATTGTACTTAGTTATCACGTCATTAAAGTTTTCTAAAACTTTGTTGTCTTTTTCAGTTTGTGCAAAATACATAACTACTATATTATATATAGTAGATAAAAAAATTTCAGAATATTTATTATATATGGATCCAAATTTGCTTAGTTTTATGCTTTTTAATAATAGAAAAGGTATTATTCCCTATATTTATGCTATTTAGGGGCATAATAAAATTTTATTATGCTTTAAGTAGGCATAAAACCTAAGCATAAATCTAAAAAGGTTAAAAAATAGAATAAAAATAGATATATTAATATCAATATATCTATAAAAGGACCACTTTGGCATTAACATATAAAGAAGTAAATGCCAATCTGGTCCTAATAACTTGAACTACCACTTGACGAACTCATAGATTTAGACCGAGTTCTAGAACTTGGAGAAGAACTGCTTTTTTTATTTGCTTGGCTTCTATTCTCTGGTTTATCATCTGATGACTTCTTTTGTTTAGGTTGTTGTATCTGTGGAGCAATTGGCATTATTTGTGGTTTTGTTATTTTATATATTACACTACTATTTTCATCTATTGGAGCTGGCCGGCCATCTGGTAGCCGTATATCAGTCGTAATACTCGTAATTATGTAATCCTTATCTGCTATATAATTCCAATTAGTAGCAAAAGAAAAAAAGTAATCTCCTTCACTATAATTACGAG